TTTATAAGTTTCCAAAGGATTGTTTAGAAAAAGTAATTGAAACTATGTTTTCAAAAGTATGTAAAGCACTGAAAGGACAATAAAATGAACAAAAAATTGTCATATAAACAATTACAAATGAAAAAATCTCTTGATTCTAGTTTGAAGCTACTAAAGGAAGGTAAAAAAACATTATTTGATTTTAATGATACGACTGCTTTTATTCTTGAAAGAAGACTAAGAAGGGAAAAAAATAAAAGGTAGTGAACCAATTTTTAATATAAACGAAGGAAAATAAAATGAGCAAAATAAAAGAATACCATCTAAAAATAGATGAAGAAGAGAGCAAAGAAGAGCGTAGAAAGGCTTTATTTGGTCGTATGTTTAGTAATCCTATGGTAAGTAAGGCTTACTATCACTTAAAAAGAAAGAAGAGGGATTAAATGCAAATAGGAGGTGATATATCAACAAATAAATGTGATAAGTGTGATACTATACTGATTTTCGCTGAGTTTGGGAGTTCCTGGAGTGATCATTCAGAGGTCCGAGAGATTTGTGAGCAATGTGATGAGTGCAGCAAGTGTAATGAGTATATTGAAAATGAGTATTGTGATAATTGTGAATCAAAAAGTAAAGTAAACATAAACAGAGACTAGGGAGGAAAGTAAAATGAAAATAAGTGAATTAATAAGTATACTAAATAATATTGAGGATAAATCGCTACCAATTAGAATAATTGAGTTTGATGAAGATAGGGAATCTGATGATAACCATTGGTTACAGGAGGTTCAAGTATCAGATACAGGTAGTAGTGGACACGAGGTAGAGGGCGAAGTTAGACTATATGGGGGAGTCTAGTATGACATTTGAGGAGAATTGACTCAATTTTTTAAAGACAATCGAGTAAAGCTAATCGAATACGCTAGGATTGATTAAATAATATTTGCTTCCTCAGAAGGCTACTTGGACTTCGCTATATGTTTAAGTAGCCTTCTTTATATCTTGTTTCCTCTCTGCCATTACTCTTAATAACGCATCTGCATCTTCGGACCTACCAATCGTCTTAAAAAAGTCTGCATGTAATTGCAGATGCTCCACCTCACTCATCTTTCCCTCTCTCATAGCTTTCATAGTATATTGTAGTAAGGAGATATATTCATGCTGATTCTTTCTATCTTGTGGTGTCACCTCTTCCATAAATTCATCCACTGATTCCTCTACTGCTTGGCCATCCTTAATTTGTCGTAAAATAGCGTACACAACTTTGAGGGGTGGTAAGAACTTTGTTCGACATTCGGCAACGATATGAGACCAAGCCTCTTCCACTACTCTATCATCAAACCGAATAAATGTATCTCGCCACTCTTTCGCCAGGAGCTTATTCTTATCAATATTAAATGTTTCAAATAGGTTGATAACATACTGATTGGCTTTAGGTGTTTCCATCATCAAACATCTCCTTATATGTAGTTACTTTTTGGGGGGTTATGTGACCATTCTTTGCTTGATACTCCACTGCATTTCGACACCAATTACGAAAAGCTGCCTTATGGTTCCGATACGTCTTACCGTGAGCAAGTATATAGTCATTCCACTTGTCAAACTCTAATTCCAGATCTAAAGTAGGGTATTTTTCAGATAACCCTTCAAGTATTACTTTAGGTTCAAGTGATACTTTAAGTCTATTTTTCTTTAAAGGTTTTCCTTCTCTTACAATCTCATCCTTTCTAAATACTAACAAAGAAGAAGAGTTTTCTAAGTAGTTATGTATATAATCTCTTATACTATCTTTAAAAGTAGTATCTAAGTATTTATATATATAATTAATAATATATTTATTATATATATCTAATACTTTATAAAAAAACAAACTTTTAAACTTTAAGTCAAGCATTATTTCATTTATTTCTGATATTTCTTGAGCTTCTAGTGGTTGTGATTCATTGGTATCTTCTAACATTTGAATTAAAGGCGTCTTCCTTGCCTCTAAAACCTCCTTTTTTTCTTTAGCCATACTTACACCTTACTTTCTTATAATTTGACGATTAACAATATTTTTTGAGCCATCTGCACCCATTTGAGCATTACAGTTCAAACATACTTTAACGGGTAGTTTGTATTTTGGAAAGTCTTTATATTTTAAGACATGTTTTTCTTTACTGGAACTACAAACCTTTATTTCTTCGTAAGCATCTTTACACTTAGGGCATACAAAGATATAAAACTCCTTTTTCCAATTGGTAGTGGTATGTCTAGTAGCATAGTAGCGTTTGTTTTGATCGGTACTATCTAATATCCAATCTATGATATGTGGTTCTTTCATTGTTATTCCTCCTTATTTGTACTTCGTTGCTTTAAATATTCTGTTTCATATAACATACCATATAGTAATACTAAATAATTCACTGCATCTAATATTCTACC